GGCAGCGACACCGAATTCGCCACTTGGTCGCTGTACTCGATACCGATAGAGCTTCCAGCAATCTTGAAGCTCTTGTCGGATGCCGTCATCAGCAGCATGCTGGTAGGCTCAGACAGCTGGGCAATAGCCTTGCTTCGACCAGCAGCAGGGCGGGTGAAGTTCAGGATAGGACGCTCAAACTTGGTGCCGTTGATCGAGTCGGTCACTGCAGCCTTACGGTTGAACAGGCCGGTAATGCCGTAGTCGCTGGAACGCAGGGATGCTTCGATGGCGTCCATCAGGAAAGCCTGCACCACCAGACGACCGGTGACAGAGTTATCCTGGGTGGAAGCAGCTTGGAAGCCCTTCATGTCCAGAGCGTGGCCGAAGGACACATCCTTACGATGCAGACCCAGCTGCGCGTAAACTTGCTGCGAAGCAGTCAGACCTTCAGGGGCCGTCTGCACTTCCGCATCCAACTTGCGCAGGCCGTGGGCATGACCGCCGTCAGCCGCAGCGCGGAACAGCGACATGTCCACATCAACTTCTGCAAGTGCGCCGGTAGCGTCTTGAATCTTGAATTTTGCCATTTTCTTGTACTCCCAAATTTAGAACAGTTCGACCACACCCACGGTGCCGACAGCGCCGGTGCCCGCAGAACCCAGCGACACCACGCGCGCATTGAAAGGTGCAGCCTTAGCAGCAGCTTGGTCAGTAGCCGTCGTGACCTTCCGAGGACCGGGCAAAGCCGTGCCCTTAGCAGTCACAGTGCCGACCACAACATAATCACCCACAACCACGACACCGGTGCCAGGAGTAAGCTGCAGACCATCGAACGTGACTTCTTTGTAGCCGGTACGGAAGATGCCACCAATCGAGTAGCCGTCCACGGTGCCTTGCTCGGGGTAGTTAGACGAGCTAACAATACCCTCAATGGCGTCACCAGCAGCAGCCAACACATAGGTGCTATCGCCAGACAGCTTCACAGCCTTGCCATTTTCTTGGTAACCGTACTGGTTACCAGCGCCCGTAGCGCCCAGACGAACGGTGTGAACCTTTTCGCTATGGATGGTTTCCGAGATTTGGAACTTTGCCATTTTATCTACCCCTTATCACTTGATGTTGAACATGGTTTTCGCAGCAGCAGCATCCCGTGGCGAAATCAGCGGTGCCGCAGGCTTCTCTTGGGTAGAAGCTGTGCTGCGAGCAACTCCACCAGTTTTGAAATTCTCCACCATAGCAGTTTTAGCGCTATTGTGTTCTGCAACCAACTCAGTAGCGCTCATCTTGGTGGTATCAAGCTTCTTGCCCAGAGCAACGTGCATGCTCTGCACCGAAGCTTGGACCACAGCAGTGACAGCAGTCAGATCAGCTTTCAGTGCCGTGACTTCGCTGGCAAGCGTCTGAGCTTGAGCCTTGGCGTTAGCCGACTCAACTTGAGCCGCAGCAAGTTCGGTCTTCAGAAAGGTGACAACTTCGCTGTCAGCCCCATCTTCGGGCTTGTCTTCAGTGGTTGCAGTATCGGATTCAGTGACTTTAGCCTCAGTATCAACCACCGCAGGGGTTTCAGTAGGTGCTTCAGCCTTGCCGGTCACTTGCTCCACTGAAGCGCCTGCCGCGATGGCGGCGAGTTGTTCAGGTGTAAGGTGCATTTGGGTTCCAGTAAGATTGGTTGTTGCAGCATTGTCAGCGACGACGCTGGCTTGAGCAACGCTTGCAGTTGCAGTACCTGCAAAGTTGGTAGTCTTTTTCGTAGCAAGTCTTCGATTGGCGCGTGCATAAGCCAACCCAGACTCAAAATCTCCGATGGAGTCCACCAGCCCAGCCTCCAGACCTCGCTTGCCCAGAAATTCCCGCCCCTGGCCCATCACTTGGTCAGCAATGATGGCAGTAGTGCCGCGATTACGGGCCACAACGTCGATAAAAATCTGGTACAAGTCGTCCAGCTTAGATTGAATCTCTGCTTTACCGTCTTCGCTCAAAGGCTCAAATGGGTTGCCAAGTGCCTTATAGCGACCTGCACGCATTACCGTTTTAGTGATACCGTCTTTCTCGAAAGCCTTGCTGTACTCGGTAACTACCCGAATAACGCCCAGCGAGCCATTCACACCGGTAGGTGAAGTCGTAATATGCCCAGCTGCGCTGGTTAGCCAGTAAGCAGCGCTGGCTGAAAACTCACTATAAGCGCTCATAGGCTTATGCTGCGCCACTTGAGCGATGAAACTCTCTGCATCTTCAACCCCGGCCACAGACCCACCGCCAGAATTGGAGAAAACCATCAGGCTCTTGGCACCCTTGTCAGCCAAACCTTCTAGCACTGCCGCCTTAATGTCTGCGTATCCGGTAATACCGAAGTAGCGCATCCATCCGGCTTCACCGGGGATTAACGAACCTTCAATCTTGATGATACCTACATCTCCCATGCGCTCATACAGCGGAGGAAAATCCGGTTCTTCGTCATCTTCCCTATCGGTACGGGCTTCCCACTCAGCCTGCTTCGCCTGTGCGAGTGGGAGAGCTTTTTCGTAGACTTCAAAGCTAGCTTCCGTACCCAGCCAAAATTGTGTGTGCATAATTATCCTCTTACGATTTAGGTTGTGCCGGGGTTCTCGTATCCAGCGTCTTTTCTGTTACGTTCATAGTTGACGTATTACTGGTAGGATTCGTCACCTGCAAGCCTCCAGACTTGAAATACGTGCCTGCAAGTGGTACATGTCCGTCTCGCGGCAGGTTTCCAGTCAACTGGATACACGCCTCTTCATCGGTAATCAGGCCCAGAGACAGCTGCTCCAGAATCCGGCTCTGCTTCATAGCCCTAAAAGCCTCAAGTTCTGCCTGTGGTCGCAAGTCCAGATCGGCATACTTGAATTCCACGTACACATCACTGCCCATCAGGCGTACAGCCTGAGTCAGCATACGACTATAGAGTGTATTCAGCTTGGTAGATACGATATTAGCGTTCTTCAAGAACAGCATCGTGCTAGTAGTAGCCGCCGTGCCATTTCCATCTCGTCCAAGCACTGCAGGCATAGACTTAGCCCCTGCTGCCAACTTCGACTCAATAAGTTTCTGCACAATAGCAAGTGTATCGGCAATACTGCTGCTAGAGCCTTCGCTCTTGAGCATACTGTACTCGACATTATCGAAGCTAACCAGCGCATCTTCTGGGTTCAAACCAGTCAATACCTCATTGAGCTGGTCGATCAGACTGGTGTATAGCTGCCCCATCTTCTCAGGATCGGAGGCAATTTCAGGTGGAGCCGAAGCCTTGACCTTCTCTTCAATGATGGTAGCCACCAAGCGGGGTTGAATCACCCGCTGCATGGACTTGCGCAGGTCATTCAGGAAAGCGGTATCGGCCAGAACTGCTTGAATAGCAGGCTCCAGAAAGCTGCTGCTGTATGCAGTCAGCAAGTCTTGGTCCAAGCTCAGGTAGAAGAAGGTAGGAATATCGAGGCTAATCTCGTTACCGGCAATCACCTGCACAGGGTAGACACCGCCATCCTCTTCCTTAAACTGCAGCTTAGTAACGCTCACGGCATTCAGATACAGCGGTAGGCGCTGCTTATCCAGTGCAAGTTCCAGGGCCATAGAGCCGTACTGCAGCAACTCTTTAGCCAGCGATTCCGACAAAGATTGCAGGTCACTTACCGGGTTGTAGCCAAGTGACGGGTCGCCTAGAAAAGTCAAGCGGCGCAGCAACTCCTGAGCAAGTTTTGTGCTCTCTACGTTAACGACTCCATCCGGGTCACGGGCAATCACGGTATATTCAGTAGGAATACCGACTCGCAGGTAGCTATTAACGGTAGCGCTCAAGTCCGGATTGCTGGCAGCAAGGTCACGAATCACCACTCGGGTGTCGTTAGCCGTCCGGTACGTGGCAATATCGGTGTTGGCAAGCCTGCGGTCAGCCCGCTGCAGCGCCGAAGCTGCCTTTGCAACCTGTGTTTTGAAGCTGAGCAGAGCCTGTGGCCGGTTAGGAGCCTTCGTAGGCGCAGGCGTAGGCAACTGGCCGGTGCCAGCCTGTGGGCCGTCCGCTGAATCAGCGGAGCGGCGCAGCATGGCTTTAAGTGAAGTGAGTAGGCTCATAGAGCCCGATTGTTGCACATTGACGGCTTCTTGTGTGGTATGGGTGTGTCAAACCCTGCCGTTTATGCTACTCCGTGTGTTGGATAGGCTGGCGCCTTCATGCGCCTTGCCAGCGGGATGCCTGATGACACGGCCCCTACACCACCTACAGTACCGCGCATTTGAGTAGCGATGTAGAGGTATAGGGTAGCGAAGTGCATGTGGTCATTCTCATCCCCAGTCTTCTCCCAGATATAGATCAGCTCACCATCTTTAGTGAACTTCTGCACCCGCTTCAGACTTTGCATCTGAGCACGGTACATTTCATTCAAGTCAGACGACTGTATGCGCCACTCACCTCGTTTGATGACTCCGAGAAGAGCGTCAAGTGCCGCAGTGCGGTTGATCTTTACCAAGCGTAGATTCATTTTCCCTTCCGTAGCTTCTTCGTCTTCCCTTTCCAGATTATAGGCTACTGGAGACTTGGAAGTTACGAAAATTGCACCCCAGTTATTCGGTCTTACCTTCGTGATACGGGTAACCAAGTCTACGTAAGGCTGACAGTCCATCACATGAAGCACCACACGGTACTCGGCAGCAAGTTTTAAGCTTCGCGTCTCAAACTGTGTGTAATGAACTTGCTCCCGATGAACGATCAGAAATGTTCCGTCCGTAGCTGTACGCCCAATACAGATGTGGCAGGTGATCCCCATGTCTGAGCCCATGACGTGGAACTCTGAAGATGCAAGGTTTTCCATCTCAGCTGCGACAATGTCGGACTCAAGAATGGCTTCATTCTTTTCTTCAGCCGTTAATCCTAGCGTTTGGTTCTTAAATTCACTGTATTTCTCGAATTTTGTGCTTGTATTGACTAAATACGCAGGCGTCAGGATGTTATGAGCGCTAAAAGGACTCACATACCACGCGTTCGCTTCGTGATTCTCATGAGCATTCTCGGCCACAAACTGCATTCTGGAGTGGTGAAGCTGCGGGTCTTTGCCGCATTTTGGGCACAAAAGTACCGCTTCGCGCCAGCGAAGCGTGTGAATATTGCGCTTCGTAATCTCTTCTAGGGGTTTATCCCATCCCGGTACCTTGATATGCTGGAAGTAGTCAGGCAAGAAGGTGTGGTTGCAGTGAACGCAGGTAGCAAGGTGCTTCAGTCGTCTAGCTGTCTCGGCTTCTTTACTTACGCCAAACTTCTCGATAGTCGGTGTCGAGAATACTTTTCTAATTTTGTGTGGTTTATGTTGCAGACGAGATACATAAACGCTACTCTGTGTCGTATCACTCTTATCAAATTCATCATGTATAACAGCGTTGGCCGGAGTGCTAAGGGCCTGAGTAGCGCTGAAAGTACCCTTAAAGAAGAGGAAACTGTTACGACCGAACTGTTTAACCTCACTATTCGACAGGTTTGGATTGACGAGTCTCTTGACTTCTGGTGACCCCTCTATCATAGGGTCTATACGTGTTCTGTTATTTTTCTCAGCGTCACTACTGCTTGGGAAGGTATAAATTATGGTAAAATCATCTTGTGTGCAGCAAGCAGCGATAGCGTAACGATAGGCAATTTCGCTTAATCCAACCTGGGCACACTTTACGATGATGGACGTAGGTGCTGTATCCGCCAGTATGTCTTTTTGGAACTCATGCGAGTCGAAACTGAAGCGCTTGCCGTCCAGATAGGTGTACTTCTCTATCCAAGGTGCAAGGTTGTAGATGCCATAGACGTTGTTGATGGCATCTTTAACCCGTGCAAGGTGTTCACTGAAGTTCATTCTTGCTCTTTCAAAATAGCCTCATACTGTACAAGAAACGCCTGCTGAGACTCTAGTGGAGCAAGTTTGATAGCCTGAATCATCGCAGCCTCAAGCTTTTTGACTCGCTCAGCGTTATGCAGCTCAGTCTGCATCTTAACAATCTCTTTGAGAATTGCAGAGATAGTATTCATCAACTGTGCTAGCTGGTTTGGCGGTATGCTTTCATCAGATTGCACATCGGCAAGGTAATTCTTGGCCTTGGCGTAGGCGTTGTATAGCTCTGCGTCAAGGTCTAAGTTCTTGAGTGAACCTTGCTCGGGGATGTAGTTTGAGCCGTGGTATCTCCGTTCGGACTCCGGGGGCTCATGCAGGTCGTGGTCTTCCAGCTCCATGTTCATTTCAATTTCCTGATTCTGTTGGCTGTCGAAAGACTCACGTTTGCAAGCCTCTTAATTTCTCTGGGCGGCAAGTGTGCAAGTGTGGCCCTGAAGGCTTTCCGTGCCTGAATGAGCGCTGTCTTGTTCTTGGGCTGCTTCGGCCTGGGCGGGCGCTTGATGGCCCTTCGTATAGCCGCAGCGTGGAAGCCGGTGAGTTTGGACAGGGCAGAGCTGGTAATTTTGTAGGCTAGATACTCGTCTAGCAGGTCTTTGGCGATGGTAGAGAGGATTTTGCTCATAGTGTTTGGAGTGTAACACTTTGGCTGAGGTTAGTGGGTACTCACTTTTTAACTATGTCGGAAACTAGAGTTTGTAACCTAGTTTTCAGAAAAATTTTTGCGCGAATTTTTCAACGGGTGTTTGCTATGAAATTGATAGCAAAAAAGTTTGAAAAAGTTGTGGGTATCGGGAGGTGCCCAGAGGGCCGGGCAAATGCGAATGAGTCGCAACACCGTATACGCCACCGATAACCCTACGATCAGCATGGCCATTTGACAATTCCGTGTTTCTATGCTATGCAACCCACGTCATAGTTATCCACAGCCTGCGGATAAAAATGATAGCAGCCGCTAATGCTGTGGAAAACTTCATTTAATACCCCACTACACGTTAACCCGTTCGGCCATTCTAGGCCACTTATAGGCCATTCTAGGGGCATGTGGATAACTTTTGTTGCTATCATTTTTGACTGTATAACCTGTGGATAAGTGCTGGTCTTATGTCTTATATAAGACATAAGACATAAGACATAAGACATAAGACTTGCCACATGGCACTGGCTTTGCCTATCACAATTTTAGGTTTAATACAATAGGGGTTTTCCCTGATGCTTTTTTATTTGTCGCATGGTGCAATATGTCTCACGGTATGCCTGTTAAGCGTACTGGGATTGTGTCGGATAACCCTACGATTGCACGGGTTATCTTTATGTGTCACAATCGGGGTTCTGTTTTTAACTTTCTGCATGGAGCTTTATAT